GCCCCCCCGGGTTTCTGCTGCGCCGTTAGTAAAGACGACGTTGGCGCACGACGGCGACTCGTTCTCGGCGATGATGGACCGCTCGAACTTGTTGTTCAAGCCGCCGTCAAACATCATGCGGCCCCTGGGGGGGTATACGACGTTATATTCAGACGTCAACTGATCCCCCACCACTGCGAAAGAGCGTTTTCATCTTTGACCGTCTTAAAGCCGTCGGCGACCAGCTTGCGCTTAGACCAGCGCTTGCACCTAGCGACCGCTTCGTCCCACTGGCCCTTGTAGTACTCGGCCGATTGGAAGTTTTGGTCCTTGGTCGCCATCCGCCAAAGGACGTAGTTGACCAGGTCGAGATGAAAGTCCGTTGGGACGTCGAAGGAACTCGATGCCGACACCGTCTGCGGCTCGTCGAAGGTGAAGAGCTTCAGCGTATAGACCGCGTCGGGGATAGGGCGGAGGTAGATAATCCGGTCGAAGAGCATGTAGGCCGTCGGCGTACCGGTGGACGTCGTCGCGGCGTTGTTGCCCGTCATGACGTCATCTTCCCGAAAGGATATCTGCTCCAGCTTTTTGCCGTTGTAGATGATCCTCTTGATCGCCAGGGCGTTGGTCGGAAAAGCGTATTCTTGCTGGCTAGCAACTGTTGGCGTCGTATAGGTGTTCTCAATCGCCATGGCCTCTTTGGCCAGGATGCTTTGGGCATGCCACGTGTGCTTATAGAGCTCGGTGTCGGCAAAGAAGTCGTCGTTGCTGGCGTTATACTGCTGCCTGGCATAGTCGATTAGCTCTAAGGGTGTCATGCGGCACTCCAGGTAGTTGAGGAGGCTGTCCCCTGGGTCCAGGTCGGCGAGGTGGTAGACCCACCGCTCCAAGTCGGCGCGGCTCGCTGCTCGGCGTCCGCCACGCCCCCAGGGAAGAGGCGGCTATAGCCCGCGCCGTCGTAGAGGTACTCGTGAGCCATGTCGCTTGTGAAACTCAGCGAGTTGCTTATCAGCTTCGAGAAGTAGTAGTAGACCGACGAATCCATGGATAAGGTCTGGGCGTTGAGCAGCTTCGTTAGGTCAAAGTAGCGATCAGAGGTCGGGGATAGGGAATTGGAGATTTGGTGTGTGAAGCTAAACGGTATCGTCGCCGTCCCTTCACCCCACTTGAATGCGTTCCAGTTATAGGCATTCCAAAGACTCGGAGGACCGCCGCCGAATGCTCTTAAGCTATTGGTGACTGTCATCGAGTAGGCCGTCACGGGCCGCCCCTAGCTAATGGTGATTTGCAGTACGGTCGTTAAGCTATCGCTAGCGCCCTTGGCGATAAGGGTCTCGGTATCGCGGCTAAGCAGTGTGCCGCCAGTCGACGAAGACAGCAGACCATACTCGTAGACGTTGCCCGTTCCCGTCCCCGAAGCAAAGGTGGCTGTCACTTGGTAGATGCACCCCGAGACGTAGGACACCGTTCCGGTGTGCCGGGCTAGCTCGGTGCCTAGCGCCGTATTGCCAGCAGCCTCTCCCGTTGAATCCGAGCCAATCGCCACGTACTTGCACGTGAAGGTCGACGCAGCAGCTGCAGCCGAAGACAAGAAGGACGCAAGGAACTCCTTACCGTTGGTGCAGATGACGTTGTCACCTTCGACCACCTGCTTGACGACGCCGCCAGACTCCAAGGTCGCCTTCCAGCGGCCCCTAAGCTTCATACCGGGATAGACCGTCTCCATGCGTTTACCCCTGCTTTTTGAGCTTTGGAGCCGGTTTGGCTTTGGCTATGTTGCCTTTGACGAGGGCAGTCAACTCGGCGATCTGGGCCTCGAGTGCCGCGATCTTGCCGCCGCTGGCCTTCTCGGCATCGGCGTCTTCGACGACGAGATCTGGATTGGCTTCGGCATGCGAGCGGAGCAAGGTCAAAAGCTCCTTAACGTCGCTCGCCTTCTTGCCGGTAGCATGTACGACGTTCGGATCTTCCTTGATGATCGGCTCGCTCGGCGCGTCAACCCGAATCATCTTGAAGTTAGTCGGATCAGGGTCGTTCGGCCCCTTCATCTTTAGGCCAGTGAACTGCCCCTGAAAGTCTGAGGCGTCGATGTAGTCCATCTCGACGAAGCCGCCGGCAGGGATTCTAACCTCCTTGCCCTTGAAGCTTTCGACGTGCTCAAACTTGTTGTCGTTCCATACCTTGACCGTGGCCATGCGTTAGTCCTTAACCATTATGGTGATAGTGCCGCCGCCATCGGTGACGGCGGCAGAAGCGCAGAACTTCAAGTACTGGAACGGCGGGGCATCTAAGACTGCCCAACCGCCCGAGGTTGACGTGGCGATCGTCAGGGCTCGGTACTGCACCGTCGTCGAATTGATCTGCTCATAGATGGGTAGATAGGTGCCGGTCGACGTGTCGCAGCCGAACACCGTCAGCATGGCCCCCGTTGACATGGACGTCGGGTACTTCACCGCTAACTTGGTGAAAGACTTTCCCCCCAGGTCGACGAATGTGCTGTTCGTCGTCCCGGATGCCACACCAGAGATGTTGAAGACCTGAGTAGGGCCGTAGCTCATGAATTACCTCCCGAAGACGACTACATCAAAGTTAGCCGCCGCCGAAAGACCAGAGATCCCTAGCGTGCCGTTGGCCGCCGTACCGGTTGAGTTGACGTTGGTGCGGATCTGGGCTCCGCCCGTCGCCATCGAGTAGAACTGACCGATGACTGCCGCCTCAATGACTTCAAGGCCCGTCACGACGTTAGCCTCGGCGCCATCAGCGGTGATATTGAGCAGTACTGCCCGCTTGTTGCCGAACACCGTCGGCGTCCTCGTGACTGTGAAAGCCATTTCTGACTCCTAGAAAAGCATGAGTTTTTGATATTCTTTCGGCTTCTCGCACTGCGGACGGACGTGCTCGTTCATGTTGAGCATGCCCAGGTAATTCGCGAGGTCCATGTAAGTAAATTGAGCAATGTTCCCTTGGTCGTGGGCGCCAAGGATACCGCCCTCGGTGCAGTTGACGTAGATCCCCGGCACGGTGCAGGCGACATACTCGAACCAGCACTTGAAGTTGTGGTAGCTCTGCCACGTGTAGCGCTTGATGCCGTAGACGTCGGTGACGCGTAGGCATTGCCCGAGGCTAGCGTCGTACTTGGAGTCCCATCCATGGAACTTCTTGTCGTAGCTGAAACTCAGGTCCGCCCCTACAAACCCGACCATGGGGCATCCCAGGATGGCCTTGGCTAAGTAGAGGCAGGCGCCCAAGACGTTGCCACCCGAGCCGAGGTAGGTATAGATATCGGCCGCTTTATCAGCCTCGTCTTTCACCTCGCCAGCCGGGAGGCAAGCGTTGAAAAAATAGATCTTGCCCTGCCACTTCTTTAGGAGATCAGGGTGAGACCCGACATACGCGACGAGCGTATGCTCCTTCGTCCGCTCCCAGTACTCGTCCGGGGTGAGCTTGCCGCCTTCGGCGATCTCCTCCAAGACGACCGGACCTGCGTCCAGCGTGACGTAGAAGTCGGGCTTCACACCCCGGTCTTCGAAGAAGTGGAAGTTATGAAGACAGCTGATCAGAGGCACGTTGCCCCTGTCCTTGAGCAGGGCGCCGTTATGCTTAAGGCCCGGTCCAGCGCCAGCAATGATGCAGGCCTTGTGCTGGAATAGACCGAAAAGCTGGCCGACACCCTTATCGGCGAAATCCCCGACGAACGCTTTGTTAGCCTTGATCTGGTCTACCCAGGTCTTTGCCCAACTGTTGATCGTCACGGAATCGTTCGAACAAGCCGACTGGTGCAGCTGCCCCGGATTGACCGGAGGAGACGGAATGGTCGGCTGGTACTCTAGGGGAACTTCAGCTGTCCTCATGGCACTCCTTTAAGCACGGATGTTGAAATAGACGGTGGCGAGTGAGCCCGCAGCCGCCGACACCATGCACTTACCGAAGACGGTAGGCATGACGACTTGGCTGTAGGCGGTAGTCCCGAGCTTAGCTACCCATCCGCCGTCGGCGCCGAGACATACGGCATCGCCTGCTACCAGCGCCGATAGGGCGACGGCCTGGGTGAAGCCGTTGGTCATCAGCCAGCCGTAGGTGCCGGTGGTGAGCGTGGCATGCTTGCAAACGCCGATCGGGTAATCGGTGTGCGTGATGCTCGACACCGTCACCGAGTAGTTGGAGGTCGCCGTGCAGACGGCGCCGTTACCTACCGAGATCTGGGTCGTGCCGTTGTTGTAGACGAACACATAGCGCTCGTCACCCTCGTGGCGGACGGTACCAAGCTCTGGGTCGTTAGCGCCCAAAGTAGCGGTAACCATGGAGACGCTACCTAAAAAAAGCGGAGCTGCTGCGTAATAAGTCATGGTGTGCCCTCCTTAGGCCGTCAAGGCGGTGAATTTGCCGTGCATACGGCGGTTAGAGACAGCCAAGGCTCCCATCCAAAGGATCTGGCCAGCTTCGGCGTCCTGATTGATCGGGTCCTTGAAGCCGGTGAACTTCATGTCGCGCTCGCCGTGAACCACCAGGTGCAGGTAGCTCTCGTTGAGGAAGAACACATGGTTCGCCGGGACCTTGGCGCCCGCGATGAAGGGGATGCCGTTGAACATCAGGGACGAGAAACCACCCTTAGCGGTGTCGCCGTCCTGGAAGCGTTGCTGCGGTTGCAGCAGGCCGTAGTAGCTGTTGTAGAGGGTCCGGGTGGCCATCGCCACGGTCGGGCCGTCGTTGTTCTTCGTCAGCAGCGTGTGCTGCGTCTGAAGAGCCGACATGCTGAGCGTCGTTGTCGAGGAGTTCTCCTGCGCCGCCCACCACGAGTAGGTAGAGCCGGAGATACCGCCGACGGTGTCCGTCGCGTCAACCAAGGTCGCCAGACCCAAGATGGACTTGGCGTCGGTGCCGGCGGAGTAGAGACCATCGCCCATGCGGTCGATCATCGTCTTCTCAGCGATCTGGGTCTTCGACTTAACGAAGTCCAAGATAGCGGCGTCGCCGTTGTTCACCATCTTGTCGCGGCCCGAGATGGTGATGTTTTCGTAGAGTTGCTTCCACTGCCAAACCGAGCCACTGATGTTATCAGTGTCCGCAGTGTTGAACGTCTCGGTGCCGGTATACCAGCCGCCGGCGCCGTTTAGGGCGTAGTTAAGCGGGATGACGATCTCGGTACCGCCGTTCTTCTTGACGTAGAACTTCTTCTTCGCCCGCTGAAGCAGCGGATCGGAGTCAAAAATGTTGTCGTAAAGCTTCGGGATCCACACCTTGTTGGTGATGGCAGTGATCTGACTTAAATCGAGAGCCATGGGGCGTTACCCTCCATTCATTTGTTTAAGGATGTATTCGGAACTAAATTCCTCGGCGGACCATGGCAGCTTGGTATTCGGCGTTTTAAGCTCTTTGACAGGGGCTGGGGACTTGCCCAGTATTCCGGCCTTGGCTTGTGCCTGAGTACCCTTCACTGCCTGTATACGACTCTGTGCCTGACCCTGAACGACGAGCTGATCGTGCAAATAGTCCCGGAATGCCGCACGGAAGCTGCTAATGCCGTTCTTGTCGGCATGCAGCAAAATGCGTTGTTCCAGGGGTTGGCCGTGCTCGTCCTTGGCGTTTCGGTCGATAGTTGGATGGGATTTCCAGGTCGACTCGATATCGGAGTCAAGAACTTCATCTTCTTTGGTAATGCGCTCTTGTTCGAGGCGCTGCTCGTGCTCTAGTCGGCGGTTTTCTTCCGCCTGCTCCAGGGCTGATAGCTTCTGGGTCAAGGGCTCGATGATTTGGGCGATCTTGGGATCTAAGCCGGGGTGGTTCGCTTGCTGCTGAGCCAGCGCGTACTGGTTTTGAACGTGCTCCCACCACTCTTTGTTCTGCTCGGCGTACTGGTCGACCGTGGCGTAGCGACCGTACTTCTTCTCTATCTCGGCGGCCTTGGCGGCACGCTGATCAGCCTCGGCAACCTTCTGGGCGTAGCTCTTGTTGAGCTCCCCCATGCGTTGCGAGTAGTTGTAGCCTTGGTTGGCCCACTTCAAGACGCTCTCGCGGCTCTCCGGGATGACCCGCTTGCCACCCGTCTCGAAGGCCCACTCCTCGCCGTTCCACGACGGGGCTTCCGGCTGCTGGACTTCGGCTTCCGCCGGCGCAGCCGCTGGCGTCTCGGCAATAGCCGCCGCAATCTGCTCTTCTTCGGTCTGCGGCGCTGCCTGCTCTTGGCCTTCCATCAGCCAGGCCTCGCCATCGACATGGGTTGAGCGCCGCTAGCGCCCTGCTCCATCGTGGTAGCACCACCACCGCCACCTAGGGTCTTCTCTGCGGCTTGCGTGAAGGCATCCAAGACGGCTTGAAACTCCGGCAACGCCTGGGCCAGAGAGGCAAGGCCTTGGCCGATAGCGGCAATCGCCTTCTCGGGACCGCCTTCGCCAGCTACGGATTCTTCACCACCGGGCGCCGGAGCTGCTGCGGGATCTTGCGGCATGTAAACGCACCTATGTCCAACGAGGGGATGGAATACATAGGTGCATTGGTGAAGATAGGAATTAGGTCTAATATCTAGAAGTTTGTCTAATTATGCAACAGGCGGCGGGGGCGGCGCTCCGCCTCCGGCCTTCATCATCTCCGCTTGCTGCGCCGCTTGTGCATCGGCTGCAGCTTTCTCGGCGATGCGTTGGAGCACCATCTGATAGTTCGGATAGTCGAGACTCTTGAGCAGTTCCTCGGGGTCTATGACACCCGCCTCAAAGAGTTTGAACTGCCTGGCTTCCTTCTCGGCTTTGGCGAAGGGAAGACTTGAGCCCGTAATTACTCGGCAGTCGAGTTTGCCGCGAATCTCATAGGTTTTCTGCTCTTCGAGATTCATCAAACCCGTCGCTTTGCCCGTCGTCGGGTCCTTGGCGTAGGGCTGCACCACCATGCGTTTACCCATTTCAGCCGGTGCGACCTCGACCGCTTGACCCGTCATGGGATCGACATCTGTCTGCGCTGGCGTCTTCTCGTACTCTTCGACATGAGCGCGGAAGAACTGCTCCATGCCGTCTTTGCCGGTGAGGCGAAACATTTCGGGGGCGGTGCGGAATTGGAAGGTCCGAGAATTCCACTGCTGACCTAAGTCCTGGAGGTAGGCATCGGTGTTGCGCGACTTCTGGCGAAGGCGTGTCTGCGCCGCCTCTTGCAAGCTGTCGATCGCCGACGCAGCAGTGATACCGGTGGGCTGCACCCCCCGCGACACATCTTGCGACCCCGACACCGAGTCAAACCACTCGACCATCTTGTCGGCGAGTTGGAGGACGTAGGGCTGGAGCTGTACGCCTTCTTCGCGGCGAACCTCAGAGCCAGGAGCCTTCTCGACTACCAGCCCCGGCTTGTTGATCAGGTTGTCGGTGTCGATATCCGCCGAGGTGTCGACGACCCAAATGGGGTTACCCATCAAGGTCATGACGTCCAAGGCGAAGTTTAGGATCTTGTTGAAGGTCTTCTGCGGACCCTCCAGCTGCTCCACCTCCGACATGCCCCAGAACTCGCGCGGCAAGACGTAGTTCAGCAGACGCTGAAAGGGGATCTGCCCGTCGTCGTAGGGGTTGGGGCCGTCTTCCAAGAGGACGCGGTTACAGAGAACGATCTTCCTGCCATTAGGCCAGCGAGCGACCTGAGTAAACTGGCCGTCGTCCCCCTGCTTCTCCTCGAAGTCGTCGGTGAGGAAGTCGGGGGCGATCCAAACGGTGATCAGCAACGCCCGGTCCTTGTCGGTGGGGTCCGTGCCGTTGTCGGTTGGCGTGGCGAAGTTGTCGTTAGGGATCTGCCGGCGCTCGCTATAGAGGTCGGCCTTGCCCGATGCCGACAGGTCCATCAAGTCGGGGCGGATAAAGTCCTTCTTGTCAGGATATTTCCGCTTGATCTTGGAGACGTCCATCGGCTCGGCGTAGATGGCGTAGCCGCACTTCTTGTTGACGTCCAAGGCGTCGGGATCGGGATAGAAGTAGAGCGGGTCAGCCGAGTCAAAGCAAAGTTTGCCGGCTTTGTAGTTGGCGTCCTTGTCGTAGGTCAGGCTAGAGATGCCGGTGCCGTAGAGGTTGGCGTCGAGGATGACCTCTAGGAGCTGCATGCCCCAGTTGCCGCGCGTCCAGTCGGACTCAGCAGCCTGGTTGAGCACCTCGGCGAGCGGCATGTCGGAGGGCTCTTCGGGTAGAAACTCAAACCGTGGCCTAGAATCCAGCTGGATCGGCACAGTGCTCTGGATCGTCTTGAATATATGGTTGATCACTTCCGAGTGGCGGAAGCTAGGACGCTTTTGGTCCCACTGGTGGCCCCGGAACATGCGGTAGTACTTCGGCCAGTTCCTGTCGTAGAGCGACCGGTGCTTCTTGGCCTTGGCAAAGAGCCGCTCGCCCAGGGCAATGGCTTTGCGTTCTTCCTCGGTCGGCGCGTAGGCCCGCTTCTCCCTAGAATCATCCCGATTCTTTGGAGCGTGTTCGTCAAGGAGGCCAGCGTCTAGACCGTGTTCGGCCAAAAGATCCCTCAGGGGGACTGGGCGAATTCATAGGGTCATAGCGGCATAGGTGGAGACGGTGAGACTAGCTGGTTAAATTGTAGCCGACAAGGGTTGAGGTGTCATTCATACAGCTTGACGCGCTCGTCTGCCCAACGGTTGGCGCGGGTCTCCTCCCGCTGTTTCTCAAACGATTTATGGAGGTTCTCCACCGGCTCGTTGCCAATAGGCTCCAGCCCCCGGCTCTTGGCGATCCGCTCGGCATCCTTGGTGGACTTGGTCCAGCAGCCGAGGCCTGGGTTGTAGGATTGTTGGTTCCACGCCCCCGCCGCCGTCTTGTCGACTTGGAAGAGGGCTGGGAGTTTGGTGCCTATCGCCGCACACCTCGGACAGGCCTCTTGGGTGTCGCTCTCGGACATGAGCTTGGTGACGTCCCAGGTGACGCGGCAATCTTCGCAACCGTAATCGTATATTGGCATCTATCCCCACTCCTCCGCCCCGCCCTTCCTCGGCCCCTTGAGCAGTCGCGCCAGATCCTTGTGGGGATCGGTGGACTTCTTGGGGACTTCTTGGGGAACAAACGGGCTAGTTTTCTGGTCTCTTAAGAATGTCATTACCGAAATGTACCTATCGGCGTCGACCGCATCGTCATTCTGCTTTACCGGGTCGCGGTCCTTGGCGTTCTGATCGGGCCTTAGCTCCTCTGGTTCGGCGTAATGGTACGACGCCAGCTCGTCTAGGGTGTAGGGATTCATGCCCTCAAAATACTTCAGCCGCCGCGTCTTCAGCAATTCATAGTGTCGATCGATGCCGAGGCGAACTGAATTGTCGGCGGGGATAGCGGACACGCCAGCACGGTTGAGCTCTAGGATATTCTCCGGCCGCTCGGGTGCACAGTATACGAGGCTAACGTCATACACCTGGCAGAGGCGCTTAACCGCCGTGACAATGTCCGAGATCGTCAACCCAGTCTTATAGAATTCATGGACGCCGAAATGCCGACCATCCGGTGTGATGGCCCTGATCTTAAAAACGAATGCATGAGTGTGGCCCCAGTCAATTCCTCCTACGTAGCGCGTACCGGCTGGTAGGACGAATGGCTTGCACTGATTCTCGACCTCGTCGAAGCAGTCGTAAACCCGCCCGATGACGTCGCCCCATTCCCCGCCGAACATCATGGCGAAGCGCCTCGGGTCCATCGTCTTCTCTGCCATCTCGTAGCGTTCGCGGCTGAAGTAGGGGTTCTCGATGGACTTGGCTTGAATCAAAGTGACGTCCGGTCTGGCATTCGGATTAAGCGCCTTGGGTTTGATGAATTCTTTGTAGAGGAAGTTCAGCGTATAGGGCGATGTAACGCCCAATATCCTGGCTGCTCTTGGCGCCGCTCGACCTTGTATGTTTTGCCAGAAGTACAAGGAATACTTACCCATTTCGTCGCAGCCGACGGCTCGCGTGTTTCGAATGCCGACCACCGAATCGGGATCTGTCCCGGTACGAAACCAGCACGTACCGCCTTGGTTCATGACGAAGCAATTGAATTTCTTGTCATGGCGACCGAGACCCTCCATCAGAGCCAGGAAGGGCGGAAGCGTTGACTGCGACATGATAGGGAAGCTTGGGGACGTCAAAATGAAGTTGTCGCTGGGGTCGGTGAAGGTATGCATCTGCATCTTCATCCAGATCGCCAGAACTTCAGTCTTCCCCCACTGGACCCCGGTGGCAATGATCGCCCAGATGGTCGAGAAGAATAGGGCGAGCTCCTGCTTTTCGGAGTGCGGACGCCATTCAGCCAATGCGGATATCCACTCTTCAACCCCTCCGGAGGCACGCAGTTATAGCTTTGGCGCCTGCTTTAGCACTTCGCTGTAGTTACGCACCGTGTCCCCATCCTCTTCCGCCACGCACTCGGCATAGCCGTGCCTAACCCCAGCCTTCTCGCCAGTGATGTAGCCCGACGAGAACGCCAGCCCCATAGCAAAGCTGACAAATAGCCACCTCATGGGTCCACCTTCAGCGACTCTTTGATCTGAGCTATACGCTCCTCCCACACCACTTTCAGGTGCGGTGCCACGTGATCCCAGCGCAGCTTGGCGGTGAGACCCAGGATCTCCTTCTCGGCCTTCTTGCGTTCGGCTTCGGTCATTTCTTTTCCTTCTGTAGCTCGGCGAGCATTTGCCTAAGCAAAAACTTCACCTCGTCGACCTCGTCAATGAGCGTCGCCATAACGTCATACATTGCTTCGATCACCGACAGGTCTTCTGGTCGACTCACTCGAAGTCCCCCAATCCGATCGGCTTGCCACGTTCGATATCGATTCTCGCATGCTTGCCCTCAACGGACATCCAAAGGAGCGGCGACAGGCCACGGGTATCGTCCGCCAGTGAGCGATACGCGCCGTAGTTATCCCCATAGGTCAGGACACCCCCGGCTGGTATGTGCTGAGTTGCGATAAGCCGGCGGTTATGGCGAAGGTACATAGCCTTCTCTTCACTCTCCACGGGCTCTCCTCTGATCAGCTTCACCATGCGCGTGAACTGCGCCGGGGTCAGGCTATGCGGGCGGTCGGGTGTGTCCAAGTCGGGAAAGGCGGTGAAGTGCTTCTCTATGACCTTAGCACCATGGCGAGCGGCTTCGATGCATGCCGTGTAGCCGAGGCTATGGTCTGATAGACCGTCGTACTTCCTGCCGATCTCGCTCACGTCCACGTAGTCGGCGGGGTATGCGGCGGTGCATTGGAGCACCAAGCGCTTGCCATCAAAGAGGCGCTTGAAGGCCTGATCAATCTCGGCGTCGGTCTTGGCTCCGGTGCTAAGGAGGACTGGCTTATGGGTATTGGCCACGGCTTCTAGCAGTTGCGGCCAACAAGCGTCGCTACTCGCCACCTTGTGGACCTCGACGAAGGGGTCTACGGCAAGGACGAGCTCGGGGGAGAAGGCGGTGCACATAAACTCGATGCCTTCCTGGTCGGCTTTGAGCTTGAGGATCGGCAAGTAGTCCAGCGGTAGCGAGTAGGCGTCTATGCCATCGCAGTGGCCATAGAGTGCCGAGGGACTAAAGAGTTGAAACTTCACCGCGTCGGCACCACAAGACTTGGCGACGGCGATCGACTCAAGAGCGTGGTCGAGCGTCTGCCAGTTAGATCCGATTTCACAAATAATAAAGGGTTTTGCGGTGAAAAGACGGGTCACGATAGGGCTTTCTCC